AGGCGAGATAATTGGATAAATTTTGAATTTTTTCTCGCGACAGAATTAGGTAAAACTATTCAAGAATTACGTTCTTTGATAACAGAAGAAGAATTAATATATTGGGCTGCATACTATGAAGTTAAGAATGAAAGAGAAAAAAAAGAAATAAATCGTCAAAGAGCAAATAGAGGTTAATATATAAGAAAAGGTTTTGTTAATTTGTGGCACAGGCTAATGTAAAACTTACAGTTGATGCTAGTCAAGCCACTAGAGCGTTAAAGGGCGTACAGGCACAATCGACAGGGTTACAAAATCAATTAGGAAGACTTAAAGCGGCATTTGCGGGAATCGCTGTTGGGGTTGTTGCGAAACAAGCTGTTAGTGCGGCTTCAGATTTTCAGGCTTTACAGCTAAGAATGAAAGTTTTGACGTCTGAATTTGGTGAATTTGAAAAGGCGCAAGATTTAGTTAGAAAAGCACAAGATAGATTTAACTTATCAATTGTTGAAGCAACAAAAGGCGTTACAGATATATTTGCAAGATTAAGACCTTTGGGCGTTTCTTTAAAAGATATTGAAACTACTTTCATCGGTTTTAATACCATTGCAAAACTAGCAGGATTAAATGCAACAGAAGCAAGCGCGGCGTTTACTCAATTAGCGCAGGGTTTAGGCTCTGGGCGTCTACAAGGGGATGAATTTAGAAGTATCGCCGAACAGGTTCCACAACTATTGAAAGCGATCTCAGACGAAACTGGAATTGCTGCGGGTAAGTTGAAAGATTTTGCATCGAAAGGTTTATTGACTTCTGATGTTGTTTTAAGGGCGTTGGCAAAATCAGCAGAAGAAGGCGCAGACAAAATTGGCGCAATTATGGACGCTTCGCCCGCAGAAGTTTTTAAAGCATTTAATAATGCTGTTTTAGAATTGCAATTAACACTCGGCGATAAATTATTGCCTGTCGTTTTAAAGGTAACAAAAGGAGCAACGGCACTTGTTGAAGCGATTATTAAATTTACAGATAGTGAAGTTGGACAAGTAACAGGTGTAATTATTGGAATTGGTTTTGCAATCAAAGGAGTTTCAGTTGTTGTGCCACTTTTAGGAGCGGGGATAACGGCATTAAAAGCCGCTTTTATTGGAATGACTGTTTCTTCACAAATTGCTTTAGGAAGTTTAGTGGCTACAAAAGCAACTCTAGCGGCCACTTCAGCGGGATTTGTTACAGCAACAGCCGCCGCAACTGCATTTAAAATTGCACTTGCAAAAACTGGAATTGGTCTTGTTGTTATTGGTCTTGGATTCTTGGCTGCGGCATTATTGAAAGCAAATAATCAGCAAAAAGATTTTAATAAATTACTTGAAGAAGGAAGCGCCGCAGATATTAACGAACAAATAAAATTAACAACAGAAAAAATTACAGCGCTCGAAACTGAATTACAAAATGTCGGCAAAGGTAGAACAGGAAAAGCGTCAGAACTCAGAATCAATAGAGAACTAGATAAAGCAAATGAAAAAGTAGATCAACTTAAATTAAGCCTTGAAGCGGCTGAAAGTAGAGATTTAACAAGAGAATTTAATAATCAGCTTGATGTTCTCAAAAAACAAAACGCAGAACTTACAAAATCAGTTTTGAGAGATCAGATAAAAGGCGAAGAAAAGAAAAAAGAATTTGATCTAGAACAGCAAATCGCAGAAATTAGAAAACAATTTGACGGCGAAGAAGAAGCAAGACTTGTTTCTTTGGCAAAACAAAATCACGAATTAAATAAACAAAAAACCGCAACTGAAGGAATTAATGAAGCGGCAAAAAGACAAGCTGAAATATTTAGAGAAATAGGCGATAGTATCGCAACAGGTATTTCTGACGCATTGGTTGACGCTATACAAGGAACTCGAAGTCTTGGAGAAGCGGCGAGAGCGATTGTGAATGATCTTGCATCTTCTTTGTTAAGGCTTGGAATAAATACACTTTTAAAAAGTACTGGTTTTGGATTGTTTGCTAATTTACCGGGTCTTGCAAATGGTGGACCGGCATCCGCAGGGCGTAGCTATTTAGTCGGGGAGCGGGGTCCGGAGATTTTCACACCAAAGTCAAGCGGAACAGTTACCCCAAATAACAAGATCGGAGGAAGTGGCGGGGTTGTTAATAATATAAATGTAAATGTAGATGCGGGCGGTATGCAATCAGATGCAAATGAAAATCGCGGGAAAGAACTTGGCGTTGCTCTTGCTTCGGCGATACAATCAGAATTGATAAAACAAAAAAGGCCGGGAGGTTTATTAGCATAAATGGCAACCTTTCCAAGCGTTACACCGACTTATTCAGGATTTTCCAAAAAGTCCGCCCCCGCTGTTCGTACAGTTCGATTCGCAGATGGTTTTGAGCAACGAATATTTTTTGGGTTGGCTAGTCATCAAAACCCTGTTGTTTATAATTTAAATTTTGATTTAAGTAAAACAGACGGTGATGTGGTTTCGGCATTTCTTCGCAGTCGCGCAAACGATCAGGAAAGTTTTACATTCACGCCGCCAGATGAAGGATTTACAAAAACAGGAACATATGTTCAATCAGGAACGACAATCACAATTACAATTGCGAATCATGGAATTGCAATCGGTGATGTTCTAACAATTGATTTTACATCAGGCGCAACCGATGGTTCTTATACAGTAGCAACAGCGGTTGATGCAAATACACTTACAGTTACCGCCGCCGCTAGTGCAACAATTACTTCGACCGCTGTTGCTGTTACTCTCGCAGGCGCAAAACAATTTGTTTGCGAAACTTGGCAAAAAGGAATCCCATATAATGAAAGGACAAATATAAGCGCAACATTTAGACAAGTTTTTGAGCCATGAGTACGGATAAAATTGTTAGTGAATTACAAAAGGTCAATCCTTCAGCGGTTATTGAACTTTTTACGTTAACTCTTGATAATTCATTGCACGGCGCAACAACAACTTATCGTTTTCATGCGGGAACAAGTTTAAAAGATAACGGCGAAATTATTTGGGCGGGTAATGCTTACACAAGATTTCCTGTTCAGGCTGAAGGTTTTCAATATGGAAAAGGACAATTGCCACGTCCGACTCTTACTTTTTCAAACGCATTAGGAACACTTTCGGCAATACTTCTTACAGTTAATGAAATTACAACAGGAAACGATTTAACAGGCGCAACTGTTAAAAGGATTAGAACAAAAGCAAGGTTTCTTGACGCTGCAAATTTTCCAAGCAATGTTAACCCATACGGAACCCCAGATAATACAGCGGAATATCCGCAAGAAATTTTTGTAATTGATAGAAAATCAGCAGAAAATAGGACTGTTGTTTCTTTTGAACTTGCGGCTGTTTTTGATATGGCGGGAGTTCGAGCGCCGAAACGTCAATGCACCCGATCAGAATTTCCATCAATCGGATTAGTAACAGGATGACTTGGAAGGATCAGGCACTTGCTCATGCCAAAGAACAAGATCCGAAAGAATCTTGCGGCCTTTTGTTAAATATTCGCGGAAAAGAAAAATACTATCCCTGTAAAAATTTATCAACTGCATATTATGAAAATTTTATAATTGACCCGCTTGATTATGCAAAGGCAGAAGATTCACTGGGAGAAATAATTGCAATAATACATTCGCACCCTACAACACAACCTATAGCTTCAGAAGCGGATAAAATAAGCTGCGAAGAGTCGAAATTGCCTTGGTATATCGTTAACCCTAAAACTGAAACATGGGGCGAATATAGGCCGTCAGGATATAAACCAGACATGATCGGTTTGACTTGGGTTTGGGGTGTTTCTGATTGTTGGTCACTTGTCCGCAGATATTACAAAGAAAAATTAAATATAGAATTAAGAGATTGGGAAAGACCAATAACACCTGAGGAATTTATGAAAAATCCTATGTTTGATAGTTGCGCTTGGCGGACAGGATTTCGGGAACTAAGAAAAGATGAAAAATTAGAAAATAATGATTTATTATTTATGTCAATCGGGGAAGCTGGTTTGAATCATGTGGCGATTTTTATAGATGGCGATGTAATACACCATTTAAGAGATAGACTATCTTGTAGAGAACCTTACAACCCTTGGTTGTTAAAATGTACAGGAAAGAGGTTGCGTTATGCTTCGTAAAATTAAACTTTATGGAGAATTAGCCAAGGAAATCGGCCATAAAGAATTTGAAGATATAAATGTTGCAAATGTAGCGGAAGCGGTAAGTTTTTTAATAAATAATTTTCCAGAACTAGAGAAACATATGGCGACTAGATATTATAAGGTTATTACAAACGAGGAAGAAGTCGGTGCGGACGAGCTTCACGATCCTATCGGTAAATCAGATATTTCTTTTGTACCTGTTATTTCAGGTTCGGGCGGTAATTTCGGAAAGATTTTGCTTGGAGTGGCCTTGATCGGTTTATCATTTACGCCGATGGGTGCGGGGCTTTTTGCTGGCGGTTCTGGGGCGGGTTTAGCTGGCGGAGGTGGCTTGATAGGTGCAACAGGTTTATATGCGGCAGGGGCTTATGGTTCAGCGGCTCTCGGTCTTATCGGTGCGGGTTTAGTTCTTAGCGGTGTAAGTGGGATGTTATTCCCAGTTCCTAAACAACCTGAATTTTCTAGTGAACAAGATCCGCGTTTATCGTTTAGTTTTTCAGGGACGCAACAGACAAGCCGGGCCGGGACGCCAGTTCCGATTGTATATGGAGAAATCTTCACCGGCTCAGTTGTTATTTCTGGCGGTATAGATACGGAGCAAGTTCAGGCATGACCGATAAAAGAAAAATTATTCGCGGTTCTAAAGGTGGAAGTCCGCCGCCGCCGAGACAACCGACAAGAACCCCTGACACCTTACACAGTAAACAATTCGCAACTTTTCTTGATCTTATATCAGAAGGAGAGATTGAAGGTTCCGCAACCGCATCAAAAGAAGGTTTAACAGATAAAACAACAACGGCTTATAAAAATGCTTACTTAAAAGATGTTTTTCTAAATGATACACCTGTTTTAAAATCAACAGCCAATTCAGCAAGTCCCGCTGATACTGATTTTAATTTTCAGAACGTTACTTTTACACCACGTTTTGGAACCTCAAACCAGACAAAAATTGATGGAATTGAAAGTTCTTCTTCAATAACACCTGTTGGGGTTACTGTTACGGCAGCTTCGCCAGTAACAAGACAAATTACAAATACAAATGTTGATCGAATAAAAGTTACTGTTAGCTTTCCACAAATACAAAAAGCAACAACTGAAGGTGATCTTTTAGGCTCAACTGTCGATTTAAAAATTGCTGTTCAATATAACAGCGGCGGTTATACAGACGTTATTACAGATACAGTTACAGGCCGAACCGCTGACGCTTACCAAAAAGATTATTCAATAAAAGTTACAGGGTCTTTTCCTGTTGATATAAGAGTTATAAGAGTTACAGCAGATTCAACAGATTCTTCTTTAATTGATTCTTTCCAATTTGCAAGTTTTGCAGAAATTATTGACGATGCTAGTACATATGCAAACTCTGCATATAACGCAATAAGACTTGATTCTCAACAATTCAGTTCTATTCCTCGCAGAAAATTCCGTATTCGTGGAATCAAAGTAAGGATTCCGGGCGCGGGTGCATCAAGTTCAGGAACACCGACTGTAGATTCTGCAACAGGTCGTATTGTTTACCCGACAGGATATATTTTTAACGGCGTCATGGGCGCTGCGGTTTGGACAAGTTGCCCTGCAATGATTCTTCTTGACTTATTAACTACAGAAAGATATGGATTCGGAACGCATATCGCAGATGCAAACCTTGATTTATTTTCTTTTGTAACCGCATCAAAATTTGCAAATACTCTTGTCGATGATGGTTTTGGCGGACAGGAGCCGAGATTCTCTTGTAACGTAAATATTCAATCTTCTAGTTCTGCATTTGATTTGATAAACGAGCTTGCGGGCGTAATGCGTTGTATGCCGATCTGGTCAACTGGCAGTATTTTATTAGCTCAAGATTCCCCAAAAGATTCCTCGTTCCTTTTCTCACTTGCCAATATTTCGAGCGATGGTTTTAATTATTCAGGCTCAAGTTTAAAGCAAAGACATTCAGTAATATCGGTCAGTTATTACAACATGGATTCGCAAGATATAGATTATGAAGTTTTTGAAAATACTACATTATCAGCAAAAATAGGAACTGTCGTTAAACAAGTAAAAGGTTTTGCTTGTACTTCAAGAGGTCAGGCGCAAAGATTGGCAAAGGCAATTGCATTTTCAGAAGCTAACGAAAGTGAGCTTGTGACATTTACAACATCAATGGAAGGAGGGTTGATGGTTAGGCCGGGCGCTGTAATAGACATAAACGATCCAGTTCGCGCAGGCGTAAGGCGTTCAGGAAGATTAAAAAGCGTTACTTCGACAACTGTTGTTACAGTTGACGATACAGAAAGTACTGATTTGCCTACAACAAACAGCCCGACTTTATCTTTGATTTTGCCAGACGGTTCTGTCGAAACTAAAGACATTTCAGATGTTACAAATGGCGTTGTTACTGTTTCTTCAGCTTTCAGCCAAACACCGAATGTAAATACAATTTATTTAATTCAAAATACAACCGTACAGGCGCAAAAATTTAGAGTAATAACAGTTGAAGAAAC